TTATTTTTTTTCTTTATAAAAAAATGGTTGAAGAAGCATCTATTTCTTCTTGTGATTCTTTTTTATTTTTAAATGAGATGACATCATTCGAACCCAAAGATCTTTTAGAAGAAGTTATTTGTAAAGATATGTTTTATAAAAATAGTAAAAATTTGGCGATGATTGTAAAAACCCTCTTTTTTTTTACTGATGAAATATTATTACATGAAACAAATGATTCTATTGAGAACGTGAAATTTAAAAGTTCTAAATATGAAATTCAATATCAAGACACACTTTACATAGCAAATCATTTTTTACAACGATATTTAGAATTTGATTTATCACCCGAATTTTATTTTTATTTGAAAAAAGTACGGGGGCATTTTGAAATGGATTTTACACAGTATTGTATGTTTTTAGAAGAATTGTGCAAGTACATAAAACAATGGAAGAAAAAGGGTTTTTGTTTTGATATTGTCGATTATGATGTTCTTTATGTGGAATGTTTTTATATTGAATGCATGTATAACAAATTGTTTGATTTATGGAAAAATGCTAAATACAAACAATTTGTTCAAACTTTATTTGTTTTTGAATTTTAGATATAGCGTGATTTTATTATTTTATATGAATTTATAAGTTCATATAAATTAGATTGGTTTATATGTTGGATTGGATATGTTGGATTAGATATTTTGGATTGGATATTTTGGATTGGATATTTTGGATTTTACATAATAGAACATAAATAAATATTGTTATCTCTCTCATCTCTTTTTTTTTCTCTATCCTCTCTTTCCTTTTCTCTCTTTGTTTCTCTATCCTCTCTTTCTTTTTCTCTCTTTTCTTCTCTTTCTTTTCTTTCTTTATCTTCATCATACATACCTTCCATTGGTTCTTTCTTTACATTTTTTTTTGGTTTTTCGGTTGGTTTTTCGGTTGGTTTTTCGGTTGGTTTTTTCGTTGGGTTTGTTTTAGCATCCGCCTTTTTTTTACTGTCAAATGATTCGTGTTTTTCTTCATGATGTTTATCACGCATTTTATATGAATTAGTATTGCCAAGTGAATTACCAACAATTAGTAAAAAAAAGATAATACATAAAATAATTATTATAAAAGTAAATTTCTTCATTATATAATAAAATGATATAATATTTTATTATACGAGCAAACTGCAAATAATGTGTGATACATACGTTGACTTGTTTTTTTCATACAAAATTCAATTCTTTTGTATGAACTCATTCATGTGATTTTACCCCAACATACATTATAAAAGTGTGCGGGAACGTGGGGGGGGGTGTGGTGCAGGCAAACCTATAAATCAAGTATTTGATTTGGTTTTGCGTTGTTTTACCGCGACATTTGTTCCGCTTTGACTTTTTACATCGGCTTGTTGTATACGTTCTCTTTTTAATTTATAAGATATATATTCCTGTTCTAATTTCAATAAATCTGTCATCCACATTTGATCAACTGTTGTATTTTGAATTTGGTGCAATTCATCTTGGTATTTTTTACATTCTTGTAATATTTTAGAAACATTTTCATTTGTAACAGAATTCATTGGCATTTTAGTTAAATAACCAAAATCCATTTCTGCCCCCCATCTTTCAAACTGGGATGTTTCCAACATTTGTTCTACTTGATCATTTGTTTTTCGTCGAAGATCGATTTCTTCATTTAATATAGATTGAATATATTTTGCACGATTTGTCAACTTAATTAATAGATATTGCAAATCTTGAATCAAATGATGTTTTCTTTTTCCATAAAATGCAATGCGAACAGTATAAAAGTCATGAATAATTTCTTCAATAGAATGATATTTATGTAATTTCGAATCGGCATCAAATAAATACATGTTCGTAATTGATTCGGTGGTGGTGAGTTTTAATATTTTTTCTAGTTCGGGCAACGAATATTCTGCCAATTTATCTTTAGGAAATTGTATGGTGATATTGACAGAAAGTTCCGTAGAAAGGTTGGTGAAATCTTTGATAATAGGTGCTAAACGTTTTCCGTTTTTATCAACAACCCCATCCGTAAGTTCTTCTAAATAAGTGATATAAGGCATTGTCCATGTTCCCACCGGTAATTCGGTGATATGAATGGTATCTTCATTTATTTTTTGATAGACACCTCGTATTAAGAACTTTTGAGAAGACACTCGTTCGACTGTTCCTTTAAAGCCTTCATAATAAGGTAAAAAGGACGATTCTGTCATATGTTCGGTTTGTGAGTGAGCCGGGGGGATACTTTTAAAACGGTCTTGTTCTAATCCCGTTTTTATATAATGGATGATTTGAATAGGATTAAAGGGGGGTATATTGCAAGAGAACCCAGTACCAATTCCGGAAATTCCATTTAATAAAACAAATGGAATGATGGGACAATAATATTCGGGTTCAACCAATACACCGTCATCATCCAGATATTTCAAGATAGAATCATCGGTTGCACAGAAAAGAGAACGTGCTATGGGGCTTAAATGAGTATAAATGTATCTTTCCGACGCTGAATCACTACCACCAAAATTACGACTTCCAAATTGTCCTAAAGGTTCTAATAAATGAACATTATTACTTCCTACAAACGTCTGTGCCATATTTATAATAGCACCATTGAGAGATGCTTCGCCGTGATGATACATCGAATGTTCGCTTACATACCCAGAAAATTGCGCGACTTTTAATTCCGTCGTCAAATTACGTTTAAACGCACAATATAATATTTTACGAAGAGAAATTTTGAGACCATCCACCATATTGGGTATTGATCTTGCACAATCATATGTGCTAAAATGAATGAGTTCTTTATTAATAAAATCCTCATATTTTACATATTTGTTGGTGGTATCTAAAAAGGCGGATTTATCGAAATTTTCCAACCATATTTTACGATCATCCGGACGTTTTTTATTAAAAACCATGTCGATACTTTCATCACTTGTATTGTCTGTATACACGAAATCAACAATCTTTTTATGAAGAAAATATTCTTTGAATTCGGTTGAAGTGCTGGTTCCCAACCCTTTATAATATTTAATTGTCCATTGTTTTAAAGATTGTTCATTCATTGTGAGTTTCCATTGTTGGTATTCGCCTTCGTTATAAAAGAGCAATGTTTGAGACCCTTTTTTTGCTCTTAATATAGGTGTATTCATAAATGATAAAAACCCCGGGATTCGAATAAGAGACGCCCATTCACTGTGAAATAAATTAATACAGAGACCTTTAATATGAGATCCATCGTGGTCTGAGTCCGTCATGTACATTATTTTACCATATCTTAAATGTGCATTGACATCTTCAATCGTTTTATATTCACGACCACTTTCTAAACCCAATATTTTTTTTATGTCCGCTATTTCTTTATTTTCATTGATTTTTTTGGTTTGTTCGCCGCGCACATTTAGCAATTTTCCTTTTAAAGGATAAATACCAATGGTGTTTCTGTCAACACTTGATAAACCAGAAATAATACCCGACATTGCACTCAACCCCTCGCATAATATTAAAATACAATGTTTTGATTGGGATGTTCCGCTATAATTAGCATCAATCAAATTCGCAATTCCGCGAATGGTTTTTGTTTTTGTTCCATCTGTCTTTTTTGAAAGACGATTTTCTTTTGCTTCAGTGAGAGAACACGCCACCTCCATGACACCCATTTTTGCCACCTTTTCAATAAATGCATCACTTACTGTGCAAGAAGATCCAAATTTTTGAATCGGGGTATTCATATAATCTTTGGTTTGACTATCGAATGCGGGGTTCTCTATATCACATCGCACAAATAACATCAATTGTTCTTTAATCGAAGTTGCATTTACTTTTACCTTTTTCTTTTTCTCGATAAATTCCGCTAATTTACGGGTAATTTGACTGATCAAATAATCGACATGTTTTCCACCTTTGAATGTGGCAATCCCATTTACAAAACTAATTTGAATGAATTCATGTGTTGGTGATAATGCCACCGCATATTCCCATCGTTCATTTCCGCATTCATATACTCTTTTAGCATTGTCTTTTGTTCCAATATAATAATCAATATAATGGTGAAAACTTTTGATAGGAATAATATTGTCGTTATAATAAACCTTTATTTTCTTTGTATTTAATGCATCACCACCGGCTGTGACAGAACTAACCGCACATTCATTGCTCATATCAGACAATGCCGCAATGTCATATATGCGTTTTTTAAAAAGGGAAATCATGTCTGTTGATAAACCGTTGATTTTTAAACGTTGATAATCGGGTGTAAAGACAACACGGGTGTATGGTTTGACGGTTTTTGCAACTTTGGTTATTTTAGGCGGTTCTATATTATCCAAATTCGCGGAAAAGGATTGTGTATATTTTAAACCACGAATATGATCGACCGTTTCAATAGAACCATAAGATGACCATATTAATACCAATTTAAAACCAAACCCGTTTTTACCACCAACAATGCGTTTTTCTTCTTTGTTGTAATTGGTAGATGTTCTTAAATTGGCAAATATCATTTCGGGAATCCAAACGTCATATTCGGGATGTTTTGCTACATCTATTCCGTTTCCGTCGTTTTCCATGATGATTGTTCCTTGCGGATATTTGTTTGTTTCTTCGTTTTCTGCAATAATATTGATTTTAATAAAACTCACTGTTTTTTTATTTTCACTGGTAGATTGCAACATACGAATAATATGATCACGACAATTGACAATTCCTTCATCAAATAATTTATACAAACCGGGATTACAGTGTATTGTTTTTAGTTCAATGCGATCTGTTTCATTGTTATAAACCCACATTTCATTATCCATGTTCTCAATTGAACCAATATAGGTGTCTGGATTATCTAATATGTGTTGTTTGTCTGTTTTACGTTGATACTTCTGAGACAATTCGGCGGCAACAGTGGAAGATGACATTTGTAAAAATATAAAATGCAAATTAATATCTTTTATAATATATGTTCTCTATAAATCTTTAAGTTGGTTCCCAATCAATTTTTTATATAAACAATTGATTTTACAAGCGAGTATCATCACAATGTTTTTGGTTTGTTTGTTCCAAAAATAAGGCTCTAGTAATTTCATAAAATTGTTTGTATTGATAATATATATATACATATACATACAATGACAGTGAAAACATCAAAACAACAACTATGTAATTTGGGCTATACCTACAAAAAGAACAATGCAAATTGTTTATCAAAACCACAAAAAACCACACCAAGTACCAAGACTGTTTCTAGTTTTAATAAAAACACAATATCAAAGGCAATGCTTTATTCACAGATGGTTCGTAATATAAGTCAAATATATGATAAATCACAAAGTGTATCTACTTATCGATCATGTTCTACCTCGAGAACATTAATTCCGGTGAACAGTTATTCAAGAGCAACTACACCTCAAGAGGATGCCTATCTAACGACTCCTACAAATGTGTTGCCTATTGTCATTACCAATTTTAAAATCGACGCATCTTTTACAGACATTTCTAACAATAGTATAACAATCGTTTGGGTAGGAGTTGGTTGTGATGTAAACGTCGAATATTATGATGAAAAATACCCCGATAACAAAACAACTTTAGATCACATATCAAATCATTCTTTCACTATTAATTCATTGCAACCAAATACAACATATATATTTAGGTTGAGACCAACTTTTAATGGGATTTACGGGATTCTCTTTACATTGACCGGTAAAACAACAAATGTATGACAAACTATTTTTGATTTGACACCACATATGATTTCATACAAGACAATATTATTTTGTATGAAAAAGCGAAAGAATAGAGAGTAATGTCGTGTGTAAAATAGATAGATATGGTATTATATATATATATTATAACATATATTCATTTTATTTTTATGTATTCAACAAGAGAAGATAAACAAGAAATAGAACGAATTCCAACTGAAAATGATGGCATTCGATTTTTAGATCCTACGTTCGATGAAAAAGGAAAACGCAAGAATTGTCCAAAAACATACACCTTTAAAAAATCAATTAATAAATGTGTTTCAAAGTCAACCAAAATAACAATCAAACGGAAACGAAAACAAACTTTAGAACCAATAAATCGTATTGAACCGTTGCCATTGGGTTCTTCTGAAATACCGCGCGAGCAACCTCCCCAAGAGGAACAAGAAGAGGAACAACCAGAAGCAACTAACGACTCTTTTAATTCTAGACTATTTGAAAACGATGAACCGGAACGAGACCCCACCCAAACCTCTTTTATACAACCAAACGAAGAAGCAAACGAAGAAGCAAACGAAGAAGCAAAAGATTTAGAACATATAAAAAAACCATTAGAATATGATTTTTCAATTCATAAAAAGAGAACATTCCAAAAAAATGAAAAACAATCAACCATGGAATTGCAGGAAAAAAAACGATTGGAACGAGAAGAAGATTCATGGATGTATCCAACCCTAAATGATCCATTTTTTAGTTTAAAAATAGCAAAACGCAAAGAATTTTTTCATTCAAAATACGAGGGGGATATACAAGACATTGAAAAACAAGCAAATATTTTATGTAATCTCAAATTTGAATTGATGCCTCATCAAAAATTCGTCAAAAATTTCCTTTCTTTTCATACCCCATATAACAGCTTGTTATTATATCATGGATTAGGTAGTGGTAAAACATGCAGTGCAATTGGTGTTGCGGAAGAAATGCGTTCTTATATGAATCAAATTGGGCTAAAACAAAAAATTATAGTAGTTGCATCTCCCAATGTTCAATCCAATTTTCGATTGCAATTATTTGATCAAAACAAATTGTCTAAAATTTCAACTACATCCAACAAAATGCAAAATGCCACCGGTGAAAATGAAAACGACGAAGATTCTGTTTGGAATATAGAATCCTGTATTGGAAATAGTCTATTGAGAGAAATAAATCCAACCCAATTAAAAGGACTATCGAGAGATAAGATTATACAACAAATCAATACAATTATTCAATCCAATTATCTTTTTATGGGCTATGGACAATTGACCAATTTTATCACCGAAAAAACAACCATTGAGAACATTGAATCTTTAACAGAAGAAAAACGACTGGAAATGGAAATAAAACAAATTCGTCATCATTTCAACAATCGACTAATGATTATTGATGAAGTTCATAATATTCGCCTTACAGAAGAGAACAACAATAAAAAAACGGCGGTATTACTTACAAAAGTGGCCAAATACAGCGAAAATATGCGCATGTTATTACTATCTGCAACACCAATGTATAATTCATATAAAGAAATCATTTGGCTTACCAATCTCATGAATATAAATGACAACCGTTCTATTATTGAAACAAATCAAGTCTTTGATTCAACCGGCGAATTTGTGATTGCAAAAGAAAATAAAGATTCCACTCAACCCAACCAAGAAAATGGTCGTGATCTCTTGAATCGAAAATTAACTGGATATGTTTCTTATATACGTGGCGAAAACCCCTATTTATTTCCATACAGAGTTTATCCACGATCCTTTGCTCCAGAACATTCGTTTCAACCCACAGACAATACAGAAGAAACATCCATAAAACACATTTATCCTACTGTTCAAATGAATGGAAAACCGGTGGATTCAAAATTGCAATATATTGACGTTTATTTGAATCGCATGGAAAACACAGAACAACAACAAGCATATTCCCTTTTAATGAAAAATATGAGAACAAAATCGCGCAATTATTACAATGCCTACGGGGAAGAACGAATTATGCCCACCTTTGAAAATTTAGACCGGTTTGGTTATACACAATTATTAAAACCATTGGAAGCACTCAATATTGTATATCCATCTCCCAAATTGTCTAAAATAATGCAAAAGTATACATTTAGCAAAAATGAAAAACAAACGACGAAAAAAAAAGCAACAAAAAAATCAAAATTAATTACATCAGAACCAGATGAAGATCAAGTCAATTTAGATGATGAAGAAATCGCCAAAATAATTGGGAAAGGAGGTCTTGCTGAGGTAATGACAGATAAAATCAATTCATCTACCGGAAGTCGCGGTAATTTTGCTTATAAAAAAAGCGTGAAAGATAATTATGGACCTATTTTTTCACCCAATTTAATTTCAAGATATAGCGTCAAAATTGCAAATATATGTAATAAAATACGCAATTCTACCGGCATTGTTCTCATTTATTCTCAATATATTGACGGCGGAATTATTCCGATTTGTCTGGCTTTAGAAGAAATGGGGTTCTCCAAATTTTCCACGAATAAAGATTACAATCATAATTTATTCCAACGCCCACCACACCCACAAATTGATGCAATATCTGGACTCACAAAAGAAGAACACGCTAATCAAAACCGCGAAGATACGTTTCACCCTGCGAAATACATTATTATTTCCGGCGAAAAATCAATTTCTCCTTCCAATGCGGACGATGTGAAGTATACCACTCATTCAAACAATAAAAACGGTGAACAAGTCAAAGTCATTTTGATTTCAAAAGCGGGTTCTGAAGGAATCGATTTCAAAAATATTCGTCAAATACATATTTTAGAACCATGGTACAATATGAATCGCATTGAACAAATTATTGGAAGAGGTGTTCGCAGTTTAAGTCATTGTTCTCTCCCTTTCAAAGAACGAAATGTTGAAATATACATGCATTCAACCGTTATGAGCGACATTGAAGAAGAAGCCGCCGATTTGTATGTCTATCGTTTAGCAGAAAAAAAGGCGATTCAAATTGGTCGTGTTTCTAGAGTTCTAAAAGAAAATTCCGTCGACTGTATTTTGAATATTTCTCAAACGAATTTTACGGCGGATAAATTGATGGGTTTAGCGGAAAATCAAAAAATTATCGTTTCAACATCATCCGGCAAAAATATCCCTTTAAAAATAGGGGATCAACCTTTTACAGATGCATGTGATTATATGGAGAATTGTTTATACACGTGTGGCGCAAAGAAAATAAAAACATTGGATGAAAATGCATCCAATTCAACTGGATATAATACAGACTTTGCAAAAACCAGTCAAATACGCATCATAGAACGAATTCGACAGCTGTTTCGAGAACATAGCTTTTTTAAACGAGACAGTTTAATCAATCAAATAAACGCAGTTAAAATGGTTCCCATTGAAGAAATTATGTTTGCATTGGATACATTGTTGAAAAACAAAAATGAATATTTATATGATAAATATGGGCGCATGGGAAATATTATTAATTACAGCAATATTTATGCTTTTCAACCGGGTGAAATTACAGATACTAAAATATCGACTTTTGAACGTTCTCGACCAGTTGATTTTAAACGGTTTGATATGAAACTCCTGTTGAAAAAAGAATTGCCAGAACCAATGAGTGAAAAAGAAAAAGAAAAGGAATCCTTTTTGAATGGTTCCAATGATACACAAGGCAAACAAGAGACACAAGGCAAACAAGAGACACAAGGCAAACAAGAGACACAAGGCAAACAAGACACACAAGGCAAACAAGATAAAATACAAACCGCAAATAAAGACAATTCATATGAAGCCATTACACAAACTGTGGTGGATGAAGACACACAACTGGAATTATTGCAAGAATGCATAGAATCTTTCACGATTGTATTCCAATCTCAAAAGGTTAAAATAGATAAAAGAGAACGTAATTGGTATAAAAACGCAAATATTGTCGTTGAACATTTAATGAACGGATACGGTATTTCTCTAGCCAAATTACAAGAATACATTGTTTTTCATTTTTTAGACATGTTAATGCCGGATGAAAAATTGTCCATATATAGTTTTGTCTATTCCACTATAAATAATCGAGTAAACAAAAATGATACAAATACAATTGTCTATAATTTAATCGAACAATATTTACAAAAAAGATTGATACAAAAAGAAGGGCGGGTTGGTGTTGTTCTCAATAATAAACGAAAATATACAATTTATATTTGGGATGACACTACTTCTCAATTTATTCCGGGAGAACCAGAAGATGAACCATTTTTTAAAAAAGAACTGGATCGTTTTTATATGGAAGACGGAAATATAAATGATTTAGTTGGATTTATAACATTGTTTAAAAATGATTCGATGGTCTTTAAAACAAAATATGTCAACACAAAACGCAACACAATCGGTGTTCGATGCGGTGATAGTTCTACAAAAGCAGATGTTGTAAAAATACTAAATGATCTTTTACAAGAAACAGAACCACGGTATAATGCGAAAAGCATTATTTCACATCAATCTTTATGTGTTGTTCTCGAGATTGTTATGCGATATATGACCGATATTGCGGCGACAAACCCAGATAATGAATATATTACTGTTATTCCAAACAATGTGTATTTTATTCCACCAGAAGAATCACTCTTGTTTGATATTGTTAATTTTACACGTTGATTTTATTTTCTTGGGAAACAAACAATAAACAAAGACAAACGTAATAAAATTGATTCTATTTCAAAAAACAATATAGAAACAATATAATAATATTTCTTTGACTCTTATATAAAAGATAATTTAAATATAATTTATTTATGGACCAACAACGAAATACAACGGTGGTGGGGGTTTATGCTAAATCGATGCTCACTAAAAAGGTTGTTCTTTTAATCACAGAACTTGGAAATAATATCAAACAAATTTTAGAAGAAAAATTACATGCGTTGTACGAAAATAGATGTATTGCAGAAGGATTTATTAAACCGGATTCAATCAAAGTCATCACTTACTCGGCAGGTACAATTCAACAAGATAAATTGCATTTTCAAGCCGTGTTTGAATGTATGTTGTGCAATCCAGTTGAAGGAATGACGATTCGTAATTGCATGGTAAAAACAATTACAAAAGCTGGAATTCACGCAGAAGTCATCACAGAAGAAAATATTGTTCCAATCACCGTATTTGTTGCACGAGATCATCACAATTTAAATCGATATTTTAATTCTGTTAAAGAGAACACTGGGATAACTGTAAAAGTCATTGGTGTGAGATATGAATTGAATGATCCCTATATTTGTGTGATAGCGGAATTAATTGAAGATGACGAAACTGTATGATTTTGTATATCGAAGACAATATTGTGAGCAAACACCCGTTTTTAGCATAAATGAGAACAAATTATATTTCATATAAATTTATTTTTTATATGAAATGCGTTTTAATGTCTATTTTCCAACCCCCTTACGGAAAGGGGGGTGGAAGAATAACACGTGTATATTTGGCCCCATTTATGGTTTCATACAATATAATAATATTTTGTATGAAAAAACATGGGAGAATAGACATTAACGGATCAATGGACGGGGATCATTGCATTCGGGAATCATAGGCGACGGAACATATAAAATAGGACGATCTACTATATTAAGCGTTTTTACATTTTGATATTTGCTCTTTTCTAAAGAAACATCTAAAGAACCATATACGGATGGTCTACATGAAACTAAATTGCTTGATGCTATTCCATATAACATGGATTCTATATCACATGAATATTGAGTGTTGGCTTGGGGGGCGATACGGGCGGGCAATAAACCATTTCCTGGATAATGGGTTTGATACGAACACCCATTCGCCGCATTGGAAAATAAATAATAATCATTCTGTTTTTTTAATGCGATTTGTTCTAATTCATAATTACCCAATGTATTTTTATTGATGGTTGAAGCCATTTATATTTTCCATATAAAATATTTTACATGAATTGAATTTATTATTCTATATTGTTTATCCCTACAAAAACCTCTTTATGGAATGGGGTGCTTTCTGAAATGGGGTGAATTGTTTCATTTTTGCGATAAAGGGAAGACTTTATATAAAAGGGTTTTATATGAAGGGTTCTCACCATTCCATATGGCTATTTTTTCTAGGTTAGGTATCTCTTCTTTTTCTTGAATAAAACAAGACAAACATGAATGAAACAAATCAAAATAATCATATGAAAATAAAATACATTGCCCAATTTCTTTTTCGGTGGAAATCATCTTTGCTGCGGCAAGTTCATATAGATTGCAAAACAATGGATCGTCTTTTGTTAAATCAAATAAATATTCCATTGCATAATCAACCTTGTCTTTTTCATAAATGTCATTGTCTTTTTCATAAATGTCATTGTTGTTAATATTGGAAAAAAAAACGTTTTGGAAGCAACGGCGATACTCATCGTCGTTTGTATAATTAATGGGTGAAATTTTATAATTATAAATGGATGAAATGCATTGTTTTTTTTGCATGTTCTTTATATCTTCTTTATAAATCGTAATTATATGCATACTTTTATCTTTATTTGAATATTATGTATTTCATACAAAAATGATATTTGTATGAAATATAAACGGAGATAATGTACATTTATATTATTCACGAACATAGTGAAAAATTGTGCCATATTCTTTTTCATGATAGAGTTCTTCTATTCTAACTGAAGAATTGTCATCATATAAATGTGTTTCATTACCATTAATTGAGCAAAAATAATAATGACCGCTTTTAATTGCGTCATTTGAATTACGAGAACTGTGTATAATGTATGATTTTAAATTGAATTTTATATCATTACCATTTGTATCATTATTTATTATATTGATGACATTTGGATAATCTGTTTTAAAAACACGAACACCATTATTAAACATCTCGTTACGATTAAT